TAATGATCCTTTATTCCATGCAAGTATACCTTGTTGCATCCACTTTGGCAAGTTCTCATACGCGAGTTGCAATCTACCTAATAAATCTCTGGCAGTAGAGGCCTTGTTTGCAAGTATAGCAATATTGACGTTATCATTAAAAACTGCGTAGTGAAGCAAATAAGATACAACTGTAGTGGATTTACCTGTTTGCCGAGGCATCTTACAGATGTTAAAACGGTTTTCATGGAAGTTCCTTACTAATTTCTCTTGGAAAGGATACATATCAAAATTGACAAGACCTTCATCAAGTGAAACAATCTTGATATACTTCTTTGCAAAATAAACTGGGTCATGTCTACACGCAACAAACTCTAAAATTTGCTCTTGTGTAAATTCAATTTGTGTATTGGCTTTCTTTAGGTTCGGATTGCCAAGATATACATTATCAACTGCCATAATTAAATCATAAATTTTTTGTCGTGTTCGATTGTTTTTTGTTGTAGTTCGATTACTTTATTTAATTTTTTTATTTCTTTCTTTAAATTCTTGTTATCCTCTAGTTGTCTGGAGGATTGGTTCTCCGGGGTCATGACTGGATATTTGGTAATTATAGAGTTTAGCACCGGGATAGACTTTCTGCATTTGCACCTGTACTTCTCTACGGGATGGTTTTCTGACTGAAGGGAAAAACATTTTTATCATGTAACTTGATCCTCTCCAAGCCAGATATACGTCGATTATATTTCCAACTTTATTGTAATCTGGTAATTTGGTTGCCTCTTCTAATGGATCGACATATTCGATATTTGATTTAGGCGACCTCATCGGTTCTGGTTTGATGATGTCGATGAACTCGAAACGCAGTTTACCTTCAGCGTCTTCGACTTTAACGCCAGCGTGTTCTAATGCGGTAATCTGAGATGGTGTCATGTTTACGAGTTTTGTATTATTATTTAGTCAAATTGACATGCATCGGATAGATCTTTTGCCATATTTCCACCTATCTCTGCGCCTTCATTC